CTGGACAGCCCAAGAGGTTCAACCCCCGAAAGTCATTGCCTATGACCGCAACGCGCTTCCAATGGGTGTGGTTGACCCCGCCCGCAAATCACAGGACTAACCGCCCATGACCAACGTTCGCCCGATCATCCCCGACGCTTACAGCCAGCGTTATCATGCGCTGTCGATTGCCGCGTCCCTCAATCTGGACTATAAAAAGCCCGAAGACGTGATCGCGGCGGCCAAAAAGCTCGAAGCCTACCTCAACGGAGACCAAAGTGACCGACCTAAAAGCCGCTAACCAGATGCTCGCCCAAGCCATCCAGGCCCTTGAAAGCCCTGAGCACGACGCCGACGTGTCCGAAGCCGAAGCAATCCGTGCCCGCCTGCTCGACCTTGACGCCGCAATCGGCGATCGCATCCAAGCCAAGCTCGACGCACACAAGCTGATTGTGGATAGCTGGGGCGTGTCTGAAGCCATTATCCCGCGCAGGCTGGATACGGCAGACGAACCCATCGTGGAGATTACCGACTGGATGGGCAAGCCCGACGAAACCTCAGCCGTTTCCGCCGACGCATGGGAAGCCCATCACGCAGAACACACTGGCAAATATGCCCTGTCAGGCGATGAGGTGCCAGACGCTGTGCTGATGAACGGCGCCGCTGAAAGTGTTGCAGAAATACAACAGGACCAATAACAGACCAGACTGACCGCTCAGACCGGCAGGAGGACGATGTGCGATACTACGTTTATGAGCTGATCGACCCTCGCTCGGATACAATATTCTACGTTGGCAAGGGAAAAGGCGCTCGCTGCCAAGCGCACGAAAAGGATGCACGGAAAGGCTTGCCTGGCGCCAAGTGCGACACGATCCGCGAAATTCTTTCCGAACGTCAGCGGGTGAAGATCAATCGCATTGCCCATTTTGATGATGAAAAGGCAGCTTACGAATTTGAGCGTGACCGCATCAACGAAATTGGAATTGAAAACCTTACCAACGTGGCGCCAGGTGGCGGGCGTGTTGGTGACCCGCTGTTGGACGCTGACAAAGCTGTTATCGACATTGAGTGCATGATCTTGAAGCTGAAGCACACCCGAACGCGTGGCAAGGACTTCACAGTTTCAATGCAAGGGACGCTGCTTTTTGATACAAAGCGCGAACTTGAAGAACTAAGTCTAAAGGTAAAGGACATTCTAAGCCGCAGAGGCCGCGAGTGGATCACAAAACAATACACTCAGCGTAGAGTTCAGGTGGAGTTCGCCTGATGGCTGGCAAAAGCACGTTCACTCAAAAGACGGCAGACCTGATCTGTGAAAGGCTTGCAAACGGCGAAAGCATCCGCACAATTTGCAAAGCCAAAGAAATGCCAGCGCAATCGACGATCTTTAAATGGTTGGCTGACAATGCGTCTTTCTCGGAGCAATACGCGCGCGCTCGTGAAGCTCAGGCCGATCTCATCTTTGAAGAAATGTTTGAAATTGCGGACGACGCTTCAAACGATTGGATGCAACGCAAGGCAAAAGAGGGCGAAGAAAGCCCAGGTTTTGAACTAAACGGCGAGCACATCCAGCGTTCGCGCCTTCGCATTGATGCCCGCAAGTGGATGCTTTCAAAGATGGCACCTAAGAAATATGGCGACAAAATTGACGTTGCTCATTCGGGCAACGTCACCGTCAACATCAACAAGTGATTATCGACCTGCCTTACAGGGGCTGGAAACCCCGCCCATACCAAAAGCCCTTCTGGGACGCATGGCAAAAGCACGATGTGCGCCGCCTGATCGAAATCGCACACCGACGCTGGGGCAAAGACGACGTCTGCCTGCACGGTGCCTGCATCAAGGCACACGAACGGCCGGCAAACTATTGGCACGCTTTCCCTGAATACGCACAGGCCCGCAAAGGCATCTGGACCGCGATTAACCCGCACACCGGAAAGCGCCGCATCGACGAGGCGTTCCCGATGGAGCTAAGGGAAAGCACTAACGAAAGCGAAATGCTGATAAAGCTGAAGGTCGGCTCTACATGGCAGGTCATTGGTTCGGATCGGTATAACAGCCTTGTCGGTGCAGGTGTGGCAGGTGTGGTGTTCTCAGAGTTTGCCCTGGCTAACCCGAGCGCCTGGGCCTATCTGCGCCCGATGCTGGAAGAGAACGACGGCTGGGCCGCGTTTATCACCACGCCAAGAGGCAGGAATCACGCCAAGTCAATGTTTGACATGGCGCAACAGAACCCGAAATGGTTTGCGGAAATCTCGACGGTTCACAACACGGGCGCTTTAAGCCCCGACCAGTTGCAGGAAAGCCTTGCGGAATACGTGGCGCTGTATGGCTCTGATCTGGGCCGCGCACAGTTCGAGCAGGAATATCTCTGCTCATTCAACGCAGCCATCCTCGGCGCCTTCTATGCTAGAGAAATGCTAGACGTGCGCAACGAGGGGCGGATCACCCCGATTGAACCGCTGCCGGGCAAGCCAGTGCATCGGGCGTGGGACATTGGCGTGAAGGACGATACGTCCATCTGGTGGTTTCAGGTCGTGGGCCTTCAGGTGCTGATCCTTGATTGTTATTCGTCCGCTGGGGCCGGTGTAGATCATTACGCCGAGCAGATCGGGCAAAGGCGCGAAACTCATGGCTGGATAGATGGGATTGATTACGTCCCGCATGACGCAGCGCACCGCATCTTCGGTCTCCCCGGCGCGAAGACAACAATTGACCAAATGATAAATTTCGGCCTACACCCTGAGCTGGTGCCAAGCCTGTCAAAGCTGGACGGGATCAACGCGGCACGCAAGACTTTGGCGCGGTGTGTGTTTGACCCGCGCTGCGAGGAATTCGGGATTTCTGCCCTAGAGCAATACAGGCGCGAGTGGGATGACGACAAAAAGACATTCCGTGCCAACGAAGTCCACGACTGGGCCTCGCATCCCGCAGACGCATTTCGGTATCTGTCCATTGCCTGGCGCAGTGCGCCGCGTGAGACCGAACAGCCTAAAGCGCGTCAACAGGGCGGCACGGTATTGCTTGACGGCCCGCCGAAGCCTCGTAAGCGTTCAGCGATGAAGGTGTAAGCATGGAACCGGAAACCGAAGCACCAGAACCGGACAGCACGTCGTCACGCCCCTGGCTGGACCTTATTCAGGACGCCGGCAAAGCGTTTGAAAGCTGGCACGCACGTTGCGACCGGGCCAAGGAGAACTATGCCTCGCTGAAGCGCCTGAGCAATGAGAGCGGCTCCAAGGAGATGCAGCTTCTCTATGCTAACATCGAAGTCTTAAAACCCACGATCTACGCAAGGCCGCCTGTGCCAGTGTGTAAGACACGGTTTTCAGACCGCAAGCCCGTAAACAGAACCGCGTCAGAAGTGATTGAACGCTGCCTGATGGTGAGTTTCGACGCAGAGCGCATCCATGACACGATGCTGCACATCCGGGATGACGTGACCCTGTTTGGCCGGGGCGTCATGTGGTTGCGTTACAAGACCGAAGGCGGAATGGCCGAGATGGTCCCTAACAGCAAGCAGGACGACCAGGGCGCCGACGAAAACGACGAAGACGAGGCTGAGGAAGGCTATGGCGAGGGCGCCGAGGACTTCTTTGAGTATGTCTGTTATGACCATGTGAACCGGGCGGACTTCCTGCACGAGCCTGTCAGAACATGGTCTGAGGTGGGCTGGGTTGCTAGGCGATCATGGCTGACACGCGAACAGGGAATGCGCCGGTTCGGGGATAGCTGGCGGGAAATCCAATACGTCGAGGCCGAGAATGACACGGCTGAAGAATACAAGGTTGAGAAGAAGGCCGAAGTTTGGGAACTCTGGCATAAAGGCCAGGAGACTGTTGTATGGGTTCACAAGGGCAGCAAGGAACTGCTTGACCGGCGTGACCCTTGGCTTGACTTAGACGGGTTTTACCCATGCCCGAAGCCAGCCTATTCGGTTTGTGAGCCTGAAAGCCTGATACCTGTCCCCGATTACCTGTTTTACCGGGATCAGCTTGAGGAAGTGAATACCCTGACGGGCCGGATTTCGGCTCTGTCCGATGCGCTAAGGATGAAGGGTTTTTACTCAGCCGGCGGCGAGGACATCGGGACAGCCTTGGAAAAGGCATTCCAATCTCAGGACGACAACGCAGTGATGATCCCGGTGCCGACCGTTGCTGCTCTCGGTCAGGGGATGCAGAATGCTATCCTGTTCATGCCCCTGATGGAGATTGCGAACACGGTTTCGGCCCTCGTTGCTCTGCGCAAGCAATTGATCGAGGACATCTACCAGATTTCCGGCATCTCGGACATTATGCGGGGTGAGACGAAGGCGAGCGAGACAGCGACCGCGCAGAACATCAAGGCGCAGTTCGGGTCTGTTCGCGTGCGCTCGCGTCAGGAGGAAATGGTCCGGGTCGCTGATGACGCGATGAAGATTGCGGGCGAGATCATTGCGGAAAACTTCCAGCCGCAAACGATCATGCAGATGTGCCAGATGGATAAGCTGGTGCCTGGCGCTTTGATCCAGCAGCATGAAGCCCTGAAAGCCCAGCAGGCTCAAATGGCGCAACAGATGCAGATGGCCCAACAATCCGGCCAGCCTCCCCAGCCAATGCCGCAGATGCCGCAGCTTCCTCCCCTGCCAAAAGATGCGATTGCGGCCGAGGAGGTGCTTGCGCTGCTACGTAATGAGCGGATGAGGCCATTTATCCTCCAGACAGCCTCAGACAGCACGATCCAGCCCAACGAGGACGCTGAGAAGCAACGCCGGAATGAGTTTGCCCAAGCTGTAGGAAATCTTATGGTCAGCTCTGGGCCTATCGTGCAGGCTGCACCGGAAGCGGCTAAATTGGTCGCTGAGATGCTTCGCTTTGTGACCGGGGCTTATCGTGCTGGCAGGGCTATGGAACAGACGATTGACGATTTCATTGAGGAGCTTAGCGCCAAGGCTGCGCAGCCTCCACAACCCCCGCCACCAGACCCGAAGATCGAGGCGATGAAAATGGACATGCAGATCAAGCAGGGCGAGGCACAGGTCCGCCAGCAAGAAACGCAGGCCATGATGCAGGTGAAGGGCATGGAAGCCCAAGCCAGGATGGCTGAGATACAGGCCAAGGCGCAACACGATCAGTCAATGGCTGCGATGAACGAGCGCCTGAAGCAAATGGATTTGCAATTGAAAGCCTTCGACCTTCAATTGGCAGAAATGCGCCTTGCGGAAACGCAGGTTAAGACCGCCTCGCAGCCCTTTGCGGTGGAGATCAGATAATGGCCACACCCGTTGTTCTCACTACAGGCGCCCGCCCGATTGTTCCGGTTGAAAGCGGGGGTGTTCCAATGACCCCTGTGGACACGCTGGGCGAGCCAGTGACGGTCGTGGATGCGCTGGGTGAACCTGTTGTGCTGATTAACAATGACGGCACGCCTGCATTCCTGGCCTATTCCGCGAAGACATACCTCGGCGGTGTTGCCCCTTATCATTGGCTGGACTTCATCAACAACCGCGCCCTCTACGCCGGAGCCGATGTCGGCAACGTCACGCAGGCGACGGGCTACTCGTTCACGCGGGCGAGCGATGGCTACTACCAGAACTCTGACGGCACGCTGACGCTGTTTGGCTCTGGCGCTCTTCGGCGCGGGGATCGGGGTGTGCTGATTGAGGGGGCGCGGACGAACCTGCTGCTGCAAAGCCAGACGTTCGATAACGCGAGTTGGACGAAAAGCGCGACTACGATCACAGCCGATGCCACGACAGCCCCGGACGGCACAACCACGGCGGACAAGCTGGTTGAAGG